TGTCTGAAACAACAACTGAGCCCTCTGTCGTTGCCGTATGTTTTAGTTGAAATATATTTCAACTAAAACATACGGCAACGACAGAGGGCTCAGTTGTTGTTTCAGACAATGGCGTAGCACCCATAGTCATTGTTCATTGCTCCACGGTTATTCTATCGGTATCAAACTAATATTTGAATCAGAAACACTAGATGATCGTAACTGGGTAATGGACTTCGGCGGTCTTAAAGCATTTAAAGAATGGTCAGAACATATGTTTGATCATACTCTGATTATCGCACAAGACGACCCTTATCTAGATATTTTCCGAGGCATGGCGGCATATGGATTGCAGGACCAAGGAGGTATGTGTGACCTACGAGTTGTCGAAGCTGTAGGTTGTGAAAAGTTTGCAGAACTCGCATACAAGACCATGGATGATATTCTTAAGACCTTTCAGAGAGGTGATCATTGGATACTGCACGGTACTCAAGGACCTAAAAATACTTTCACTGCCAGATATCCGGTTGGACAAGGTGTAAAACTGAGAAGTGTAGAAGTTTTCGAACACGCAGGAAACTCAGCGATCTATGAGGGTGATGCGTAACATATGGAGACTATGGGCAAAGGCCCTAGGTGAAAAGGCAGGTGCTAATGATCAGGAAGCTGATAAAATAGCACTTGTCCGTACTGTAATCATCCTGATCTACATTATCACTAATATTTTTATTGTAGCAGGAGTGATACGACATTGGTAACTATACTCTGCGTTAGATTTGGAAACAAATACGGAAAAGAATATGTCGAGAGATTGAGAAATATGGTCTCTCGACATATTACGATACCTTACGATTTTGTTTGCCTAACGGACGATCCCGAACCCATCGAAGGTGTAAGACTGATAGTGCAATCAAATGCCGGATATGCCAAAGGTTGGTGGCATAAAGTTCATATGTTCGATCCGTCGTTGGACATACAAGGCCGCATACTTTATTTTGATCTCGATGTTGTAGTCTGTGGTAACATAGAAAAGTTACTTGGCGGCGAAGATTTTTATGGAATAAGAGACTTCAACCGAGCATTCCATAAGGACTGGTGTGTGTTAAACAGTTCAGTAATGAGTTGGACTAAAGGATCACAGTCTATCATATGGGCAAAGTTTAAAGAAAATCCCGGAGAAGCATTGTCTATGCCCGGGGATCAAGATTGGATCTACAGCATATCTAAGTCTTATATCAAATATTGGCCATTAGAATGGATCATGAGCTATAAATGGGAAATAAGAACCAAAGAAGAGCTAGTCTATATAAACGCCAAACGTGTATTCAAAGAAGTAAAAGACATCGCTATACCTGCACAATGTAGCGTATTAGTATTCCACGGAGATCCAAAACCAGAAGATGTAATGGATCCTTTCATCATTGACAACTGGCGTTGATTTATTGTATAATAATACTATGACTAAACGTATTGGCTTCGCTTGCAAATGGATCGATCACCCTCATCAGGTAGATGGCATTAAGCCTAAAGATGAGTGCAAGATCTACAACACCGGAACTACTACCGTAGCTTGGTTAAATAGACAAACCAAGGACGTGGCTGTAGATAAACTATGGTCTCTCATGAAACAAAACATTGAGTCCACACGTCTTCTTGTAGAACGTGTAGGAGCACTTGATGAAGATCTTAGAATGGTACGACTCAGCAGCGATATACTTCCTGTGTACACTGAGCCAAGCTGGTCTTGGTTTTGGCGGACTCCCGATGTGCGAGATTACGCCGAAAGACATTTCAGAGCCGTCGGTGATTTGGCTCGCAAGAATCGTGTTAGGCTCAGTTTTCATCCTGGTCAGTTTACTGTGCTGGCAAGTGATAACGATGATATTGTCAGCCGATCTATAGAGGAGTTTGAATATCATGTGGACATGGCTCGCTGGATGGGATTTGGCCAAACGTTTCAGGACTTTAAAATCAACGTTCATATCGCGGGTCGACGAGGCCCCGATGGAATACGTGCTGTATTGGGCCGCTTAACACCCGAAGCACGTAACACTATCACTATCGAAAATGAGGAAATGACGCATGGACTTGAAACTTGCCTTAGTATTAGCGATATCGTTCCTGTGGTTATGGATGTACATCACCATTGGGTACATAGCGGGGAATATATACAACCCATGGACTCGCGTGTTCAAATGGTGGTTGAGAGCTGGCGGGGTGTTAGGCCTGTCATGCATTATTCTATTAGTCGTGAAGATGTTCTCGTAGATCATTGCGATCAAACATTGCCCGACTATCACAAACTACTTTCCGAAGGTTACAAAAAAGCGAAACTCAGAGCTCACTCTAACTTCTACTGGAATACAGCAGTTAATGAATGGGCTCTGAGTTTCCGAGACAGCTTTGATATTATGTGTGAGAGCAAAGCTAAAAATCTAGCTAGTTTTGCTCTACATCAGCAAGCCTTACGCTTGGGGCTTTGATTTAGGCTTACGTGGTTTTTTAGCAGCACCTTGCTTAGGAGCACCAGTCTTTTTGGCAGGTGCTTTCTTTTTGGCAGGTGCAATGCTTTCTACCACAGCCTGAGCTGCCTGTTCTGCGACCGGCGTTGGTGCTGGAGCAGGTGCTTCTACTTTATAGGGTGCCTCTGGCTCAGCTGGTGCTGTATTCTTGGCTCCAAAAAGTTTGGCTAATAGCTTTAACATAGTAAATCTCCTTGTGCTTTATTTAGTTGTCAATACTTGGCCACAGGAAGTTCTGTACTGGCAGGCATATCCCATATCTTTTTCTGTTCTACTCCTTTTTTCTGCGCAAAACGTTTAGAGTCACACTTCGAACAGCAATGGAAAAAATTGTTGCTCAATCTTTTCTTATGCATCTTTTTTAGATCTCTTTTAAAGATTTCGTCACAGTTATCACAACGGAAGATAGCCAGAGTCTTTCGACGATAATAAACATGCTCATTACCGAGCTTGCTGGTTCTTACATATTGATTTAATTCTGTTTCTTTTCCCAAGTACATATGGTATTTACATTAGGCTTATAAAAGTTTAGGCTAAATAATGGATATAAGCTATTCTTGGGATAAACCATGGCAAGAAAAATCATTGATATTGGTGCGGTTGGTAATGACGGCACAGGCGATAGTATTCGCGACTCCTTTAGTAAAGTCAACGACAACTTTCTCGAACTATACAGTTCTTTAGGTCTCGGTGAAAGACTAAAGTTTACAGGACTATCAGACGCTCCTACTTCCTATGTAGGTCAAGAAGGTGCGCTAGTAACTGTTAACCAAACTACTACAGGTTTAAAGTTTAAACAGCTAGTTCCGGGCGTTGGCATTAGCGTAGATCAAACATCTAATCCTAATGAAATCAGACTTAACGCTATTTTCTCTGCGATTTCAGCAGATAGATATCCACAGCTAGGTGGAAATCTTAGCGCAACATCAGGTGGTAATCAATACAGAATCGTTGATCTTACAACTCCTGTTGCATCTGGCGAAGCAGCAAACAAAGGATACGTAGACAGCAAGATCGCTAGAGCAGGTATTAATGCTATAGATCCTGCCACAGGTGAAGTCAACGAAGCATTCGGAAGAATGACTGGTCCGTTGATTTTGTCAAGAAACCCACAGCCTGAAGATGATCAAACCTATGATGGATTGATCGCAGCAACAAAATCCTACGTAGACAGCAGTGCTTTTGGTTCTGTCGCAAACTTATATGTCGCAACTAGCGGTGCTGATGCACGTCCTGGAGTCAGCGACGAACTACAAGGTAGAGCTCTTGCCTATGCCTATCGCACAATAGAAGCTGCATTAAAACGTGCAGAAGAACTAGTAAACGAATCTAGAGTAGAGATAGGACCATACAAAAAGCTATTAACTTATAATAATGGCGCAGGAACCTGTACTCTAAGCAATATCAGTATTTCAAACGATTCCGGTTCGGGCTTCGTTGGCGCTGCCCTAATGAGCGTTGATAAGATAACGATCAACGCTCCTGGTTCAAACTATTGGGTTGGCGATATTATTACCCTAGATGGTGGTACAGTCGCCTCCGGTGGCCAGCCTTGTAAGATACAGGTGCTCAGTACAGCATCCACTCCGGGTTCTCTAATAACATTTAAGATACTAAGTTCAGGTGTTTATAGTGCGATTCCAGGTAACTTATCAGTAGCTAGTACTGCCTCAAACACAACCAAAGTAACATTCGGCGCAGGCGCAACATTTGATGTAACCTATAAGGTCAACAACATCGCTATTTCCAATGGTGGTAGTGGGTTTGGACTTGTTTCTGTACGTATTACTGGCGGTGGAGGATCTGGCGCATTTGGTACTGCAAACGTAGTCGGCGGAGTTATCCAAAGCGTTACGATCACTGATCCAGGTTCTGGTTTTACCAGCGTTCCTAGTGTCGTGGCTAACCTTCCAACGTTCGCTATCTATACAGCAGGTAAGCTCACAGACTTTACTGGAAACTATTCGGTAGATACGCCTACTGCTCTAGCAACTAGAGATATTAGACCTGGATTATACATGCGAGGCGAAACCTCGGGAGCATTAGCACAGATTCTAACACATACTGGTGCTATGGATAATCAGGGAAATGAACTGTTTGACGTTGACATCAAATATGGGTCTTTCCAGATTGGTGAAGCTATAAGCTATGGTGACATTACTAAAAATATACAGATCACTATTTTTATCGAAAGTGGTATCTACGAAGAAAACTTTCCTTTGAAAGTATCACAGAACGTTTCATTGATCGGTGACGAGTTCAGACGTGTCTTAGTTAAGCCTAGATCAGGACCTAGTTCAAGTCCTTGGGCATTTGATATATTCCGTAGAGATTCTACTATTGACAGCATCACTACGTCAACACAACTATTTGCAAGACATTATCTAACAGATCCTGCCAATAGAGTATATCCTGCTATTTCTAACGCTGGAAACTACAAGGCAGCAGCACAGTTACTATATCTAAACAAACAATGGTTCCAAGAAGAAATCGTCGGTTGGATCGATGCGCAGATAGCCGCAGACATAGAACCATTCGATGGAAACTTTACATTTGATACAGTAAAATGTAAGAGAGACGTGGATCTCATGATTAATGCGGTCATGGATGACCTAGTACTAGGATCTACATATCGAACCGTGACCGCAGCCAATGCATATCTAAGATCTTACTCAGGAGTGGTAACTAGCTATCAGAAAGGTCAGACACTTGCTGCTATCAAGAAAGTAAGAGACCTTGTCTTGAATACTATCTATGGTAGCACTACCTATGTGGCCAGTGCTGCGACTGTGACCACACTGTTCAACAAGATCGTTTATATCATAGAATCAGGTACGCCGTCGACTGTTATTACCTATACTAATCCAGGAGGGTTGGTAACTGATAAATCATATGCTAAAGATATCATCATTGCCAATAGGACATTTATACAAAATGAAGTCTTAGGCTATATCACCGATCAACTCAATCCTGGAAGCATTCCTGGATATGACGCAGACAAGTGTGGAAGAGATGTAGGATTTATCATTGATGCCATGGTCTATGACCTAATCTATGGCGGCACCAGTCAGACTATTAAAGCAGGACTTGCTTACTATGATGCGCTCAATGCAACAACCGTCGGCGGAGAAACCAGTGCATTTACTAGTGTACTTAATCAGTTAAAGATAATTCTTCCTGCTGTAATATCAAATCAAACATCATGGACTGGTAAATCAGCTTCTAACACTACTTCACAGACGACCACTCTACCTGCGGCTTCATCTAGCGGTGTATCAGCTACCACACTTACTAGTGCGTTTGACATCATCAAAGATATCATTATCAACGGTGTTGGTGCAGCATCAGCAGCTTCTCCTGTAGATCCAACCATTGATGCTAACGCCGCTAATATTGTAGCGGCCAACGATAGAACTGTTACTTTAGCAGCTTCAGTTAGTATACAAAATCAAGTTATTTCTTATCTTAATGCAACATACAGTCCAGGTACATTTACCTACAACAGAAAACTATGTAAGAGAGACGTGGGTCTGATTGTTGAAGCATTAATATTTGATCTTAGATACGGTGGGTATAATAGAACTATTTCAGCAGCGTTAAAGTACTTCCAAAGTGCTAGTGCTCTAAAAGCCATCACTGATCAGTTAGATCAAACCGTGGCAGCGTGGAATCATTTAATCGTCTTGACTGACTATGTTCTACAGAACATTCTCTATACCAACAGCACACAAGAACTAGTACCCCAGATCATCGATAATGCTTACATAGCAGAAGGTGGTACTAGAGCCATCGTAACTAACTTAGTTAATGCTATTATCGATATTGTCAGTGGATCAACATTAGTTAATCTTCCAAAAGATAATAACAAGATTGACGTGTTCATGATGAACGACGCTACGATGCTACGTCGAATGACAGCACAAGGACAAGGCGGGTTCATGATGATTCTTGATCCTGCAGGTCAAATCCTTGCTAAATCTCCATACTGTCAAGAAAGTGCTTCATTTATCGGATCCACTGGACGCAAGCAGTTTGCCGGCGGTATGTTTGTCGACGGCTTCGCAGGCAACCTAGAATTTACCATGGTCAGCAAGATCAGTTCAACTAGAATCGTTGTTACTGGTCTTCAGAGATTCCCTAACTTACCTGCTTCAGTTATTATCACTGGCAGTGTTTACAGAATAAACTACGTTAGAGATTGGGTCTACAATGTAAACGGTTCTACGGCTACATTCGTGTTTGATCCAGGAACACCTTATACCAAAGACGTTGGTGTACAGACCTGTACCATCAGCAACGGCAGCCCTGCGGTCATTACCAAAGTCGATCACGGTCTTCAGGCCGGCGCCACTATTACCTTTACAACCACAGGTTCATTACCAACCGGTCTGTCTGTGGGCAAGAGATATTATGTGCTTTTAATCGGACTTGGAGCGAACTCTTTCCAGGTCACTGATACATTAGGAAGTATCACTCCTGTAGCAACAACTTCGGCAGGTTCAGGAACACATACCTATAATCGTGTCTATGAACTATTGATGCCGGGTAACCGTAGTATGCTGTCAAACGACTTTACACAAGTCGCTGACCTAGGCTACGGTGTGATGGTAACCAACGGCGGTTTGACAGAAGCTGTGTCAATGTTTACCTACTACTGTCAAGTATCTTACTATTCTATCAACGGTGGTCAGATACGTTCTATCGCAGGTTCAAGTGCGCACGGTGTATATGCTCTTGTCGCAGAAGGCAGCGATCCATTAGAAGTTCCAACACCCACAGATTTATACTATGACCTAGCACAATCAGTGACCTGTTATTATCCTAGCGGAAACTATGCAAACTCTGCACAAGGCGTTATTGTCTATATTAACAACTATACATATGTTCCACTTCCAAACTCAGAACTAGAAGTCGATCATGGCAGTGGTATATTGTATCGTTATCCGATCAATAGTGCCTACACAGGTGCTGACTTACCTTCCGGTGTTGCACGTCTAACGCTAGGCTCTACTACAGGTGCCAGCGGTCTATCTGGTCTGTATGCACAGATCAATGATGGCACATTAATGACGGTGAGACAGAACCAAGCACTGATGTTGACTGGTACACTGTCTGGAGTTAGTGTTCGACCATCGACTGGTCTTGTGTTAACTGAAGCTGCTAATAACGTTTATCGTGTTCTACAGTTCACAGACTATAACGATCCTAATGCACCGTTTACTTGTACTATTAGCAATGCAAGTCCTGCAGTCGTTACAAGAAATAACCACGGTTTATTAACAAACTATTCGTTGACTTTTAGTAGCACAGCTACATTACCTACTGGTATTACTGCAGGGCAGGTGTATTATGTTATTAACCCTACATCAAATACCTTCCAGATATCTACAGTTAAAGGCGGTGGAGCAGTTACCACGACTTCAGCAGGCTCTGGAACATTCTCTTATACTCCAACTGGGTTAACAACCACTCTACTAAGAGAAAACTATCAATATATTTCTATGACAGTGTATCAGCCAAATGATTACGCTACTGTAGAAACAACAGCCACTGCCACAGCACAGACCACAGCGACTATGACTGGTTCTAGTATTAGTGGCACAACATTAACTGTCGGAACTCTATCGTCAGGTACTATCTCAGCAGGAATGGTATTAAGTGGAGGAACTACTGCTTCTGGAACATATATCGTTTCCAATATCAGCGGTAGCGGCAACGGCTCAACATGGACCGTCAGCATCAGTCAAACTGTAAGTTCGACAACTATCACTGGTACTAGCAACCAAGTGACATTAAGTTCAACTACAGGCATGACTGTAAACACACCGATCAAGTTTGGTATTAGTACTCAAGCAACTAACTCAGATGCACTAACAAACTATATCACAGTGACTAGTACACTAGGTATGGTTGTAAACATGCCAGTATCGTTCACTACAGCCCAGGGTTCGTCACCGATCGGTGGGCTGACTTCTGGAACTACTTACTACGTTAGCTCTATTATTAGCGGTACCCAGTTAACTATTAGTGCTACTAACGGAGGATCAGTACTTTCTGTCACTACTAGCGCAGGGTTGATGAACGTGTTGACCACCGGTGCGTTTGGTGGTATCACAGCAGGTCAACAATATTATGTTGGATCGATTCCATCTAGTGGTAAGATAACATTATCAACGACTCCGCATGTAACTACTACTGCAACCGCCACTACTATCACTACTGCTTCATTTACAGGTAGTATCAGCAGTAGCATTTTAACAGTTACCAATCTTGCATCAGGTACTATTATAGCAGGTATGGTATTGAGTGGCAGCGGCATCGCAGCTAACACATACATAGTCAGCGGATCGGGTGCATCGTGGATCGTTAACACCGCACAGACTGTTGCATCAACTAGTATGAGTGCTACCGCTTATACGGTCACTGTAACCAACAGTGGGCTAATGAGCATTGGACAGCCTATAGCATTTACTGGTACAGGCTTTGGTAACATAGCCAGTGGTACACAATACTATATCGCGGCTATACCAAGCAGCACATCTCTAGCATTGAGTGCCACATCTGCACTAACTTCGATATTCCAGATATCTAATGCTTCAGGATCTATCCCAGGTATAGCGAAACATAACCCTGTTACAGTATCATCAGCATCTGGGACTATTAATACCGTGTTCGGAGGAGGTACTCCGGTTACTATAAGTGTAGCTTCACCTGCCGTCTTGACATCAACCTATGCACACGGACTATCAGCCGGTGATGTAGTCAAGTTAGAAACATCTGGAACATTGCCTACAGGACTGCTCGCGACAACCCATTACTTTGTATTGGCATCAGGATTAACTACTACTTCTTTTACTCTTTCTCTAACTCCAGGCGGTACTGCGATCCAGACATCTTTACTAAATGCAGGTACACACTCTGTCAGTAAAGTACGAGGCAGAGTGGGAGATACGTGGTTTGCTGTGGTCGCTCTAGGTCCATATGATCGATCAAGAGCAGCTGGTTCTGTGTTTAACTGGAAAGGTGTAAACTATGTAATCACCAAGTACGATCCAGAAACTGTTACTAACACAGCATTTGGTCGCGTATATGTTAGCCAGATCAATCTAGTCACTGGTGTGCAGTCTGGAGTTGGTTTGAATGACAGTGTAATATCTTATACTTCAGCTATCACTCTCAAAGCAGGTGTGCGTAGAGGAACTACCAACGCCAACGGTACACTGACCATTCGTATTGCGTTGACCCGTGTTACAGGACACGATTTGCTGGACATTGGTACTGGTTCATACGCAGATACTAACTATCCAAACGAAATCTATGGTCCAGCCGTAAACGCCAGAAACGCAGCAGGGGAAGTTATTGAAAAAACAGTAGGTCGTGTGTTCTATGTGACCACAGACCAATATGGTAACTTTAGAGTCGGTCCATACTTTAGCGTTGACCAAGGTACTGGTAAGGTGTCGTTCTCAGCTGCTATTGCGTTGAGTAACCTAGACGGTCTAGGATTTAAACGTGGTGTTCCAATCAGTGAGTTCTCAACAGACTCATCATTTGCCAACAACGCTACAGATACCGTTCCAACACAAAACGCGACACGTATCTATCTCGAACGTAGATTGGGCCTAACACACAACGGTGCGGTGGTTGATCCTAGCCAGGTTATTCCGATCAACACAGGCGGTTTCCTACCACTTAACGGCGCCTTGAAGATGAAGGCCAACTTAGATATGGGTAACCAAAAGGTTATCAATATCGCTAACCCAGTCAACCCGTTAGACGCAGTAAACTTACAGAGCATGACCTTTGCCAACTTCCAAGACTTCTCTGGTGCTAGCATCGCAAGCGGTCAACTGTTAAGTTTCACAGGAACAGGCTTTGGTGCTGTTAACGCCACAGTAACTGGCGATATCACACTATCGTTGAATCCTACAACTAGATTAATCACTGCATCAGTAGGTGCAGGAACTATCACAAACAGTAAAGTTTCAGGATCGGCAGCTATCGATCAAAGCAAGTTAAACATGAATGCTGCCACTACCAGAACAAATGCTACTGGTATAAACCAAGCAGCTCTAGGACTTGCTAGTTTCGATGATGCACTGTTTGTTTCAACCAACGGTTGGATCACTATCAAAACTAACTCATTGCCGTTGACATCTATTTCACAGATAGCGTCTAACACTGTACTAGGTAACTCTAGTATCAGCACAGGCAATATTACTGCGGTAAACTTTACCACTGTAGTTGACAGTGGCGGATCCATTAAGAAATCTCAATATTCAACTACAGGTTTCTTGAGAAGGACAGGTGGTACCGGAACCGGCGACGGTGATTATACCGTTGTTGAAATGTCAGCGGCCTATACAGGATCCTCCGATAACAACAAACTTATTAACAGAGACTCGAGCGGTAACTTCTCTGCCAATGAGATTAACGTCAGCAAGGTCAACGTTGATAACAATACCAGTATTGATACTGCCACAGCAGGTAGTGGTGGCTATATTAGATACTATGGCTGGAACAGCGTAGGTGGTATACTAGTACAATCTGGTACAGTATCTACTGATAACAAATCATTGTATTGGAATGATACACACCAGTTTAAGACCAAAGACGGTGGTACCGATGCTCCTATAACAGCATCGAGCATCCAAGTAACCGCGATCACCACAGGTGGTAATACTAATAGTGGTACTATAACAGGACGTTGGACATTGACTGGCACTTCACCGAACGAATCAAGATTGCAGGCAACATATTCCGCTGACCTTGCAGAAAACTATGAAGGTGATAAAGAATATGAAGTAGGTACAGTTCTTGTGTTTGGTGGTGAAAAAGAAGTTACAACTTCTAATATCAAAGGAGATACAAGAGTAGCAGGTGTTGTATCTAATACTGCTGCTTATACCATGTATGAAGCATGTCCAGGATTTAAAAACTTGGTCGCGCTGCAAGGTCGTGTTCCATGCAAAGTAGTTGGAAAGATTAAAAAAGGAGACATCTTGATTACATCAGGAATTCCAGGAGTAGCTGTAGCTGCCACAGGCGATGTTAAAGTCGGAACTGTAGTAGGTAAGGCTCTAAAAGATTATGACAGTGATCATATTGGCACTGTTGAAATAGCGGTAGGGAGAACATAATGTCAGGAATAAACACAAACATCACCGCAGGAAGTCCTCCCTTACTTTGGAGCAACGTCGACGATGCTCTAAAAGCAGTCAGCCAAAACTTCACACTGATCAGCACAGCATTATCAGAAAATAATGTTTCTCTGGCTGATTTTACCAACTTTAATAGTTCAATCATACCAACAGCAACTAACACATTACAGTTAGGTGATAGTGGAAAAGCGTTTAAATCATTGTACATAGAGGATCAAAGTCTAACACCTGGTTCTGAAAACAATGGTATATGGCTAGGGTCTGCGCAGATCAAGAGCAGTAACGGTACTGTAGAACTTCCAGCATCGACTACCTTAGGCGGTGAACTGATCATTGATCCATCTAAAACATTTTTCAAGACTTTTAATGTCGATAACAGCAGCAATATCGTTGCAGGACAGTTCAATGATACCTTAAAACTGTTGTCAGGAACAGCTATAACACTGACAGCAAATCCAACAACTAAGACTCTAACTGTTAGTAACAGTGGAGTCACTGGTGCTGTAGCAGGAACCGGTATTGGAGTTAGCTCGTCTACCGGCAATGTGATTTTTACTAACACTGGAGTGACTCAGATCACTGCTGGCAGTGGTATTACAGTTAGCGGCTCAACAGGTAATGTAACTATCACCAACAGTGGTATTAGAGGTATAAGCGTTATCACAGGTTTAAGTGTCAGCGTTGATCCTACTACAAAGATAGCTACACTTAATAATACATCACCTGCCAGCGGACTGTTTACATTTAGAAACGTATCAGTTCCAGGACAACCGCTGATCGCTGCTACTAATAATACAGATACACTAAGCATTACTCCTGGCTATGGAATAAACATCAGTACTAATGCTAGTGGACGTTCAATGGTACTTTCATTGAACAACAAGATAGACCTCAATGGCAGTATCTTTGCCGACGATTCAACACTGCTAGTAGATGCTGTAATGGGACGTATCGTCGGTCCTGTATTTGCAAACGTTACTGGTAATGTAACTGGTAACGTAACTGGTAACGTTTCAGGAACTGCTCCTGCCGGATTGTTGACCGGAACTACTCTAGCATCAAATGTTGTTAGTTCAAGCCTAACATCAGTTGGTACACTAGGTAGCTTGACAATCTCTAACTGGGGTAGTGCTAAAAACTTCGTCAATGGAGTTACAGCAACAACCAGTTCAGGTGGTACTACCACACTAACATCAACTTCAAATCAACAGCAGCTACTTTCTGGAAGTAGCAATCATACATTTAAGCTGCCAGATGCTACTACATTACCTACAGGAACATTGTTTGTATTCAATAACAACTCCACAGGTACACTGACTATACAGTACAATGATGCCACACAGGTGGGCAGTGTCATAGCAGGCGGTAATAAAAGAGCTGTACTTTATAACAACGGTACTAGCAATGGGTCATGGGACCTACATAGTGTCATTCCAACCAATGCTAACTGGGGCACCAGTTCTCTAGATTCTAATGCCGCAACATTTGCAGCATTGGGTACTCCAACCACATTGACCTTAGGTGGTGCTGCCACAGCACTGACCATGGGTGCAAATGGTGTTGGAACAACGACAATCAGAAACACTACTATAGCTAAAGGTGTAAAAAGAGTATACGCACCAATAGCTGGTGCTACAGCTACAGTAGAACATGATTATAGATTAAGTGATACATTCGTACATACTAGTCTACAAGGTAACTTCAACGCAGACTTCACTAATATGAACCTGCTAGATGGACAATATACCGTGGTAACTCTTATCTTAGTACAAGGTGCTACTGGAAGAATACCAAACGCCGTTCTACTAGATGGTAGTAACACTGGTGTTACACTGTACTGGCAAGGTGGATCGCCACCCACAGGCAATGCTAACAAACGAGACATAGTTACATTTACTTTCTATAATGCAAGCGGTGTTATCAGTGTGCATGGTAAGTTAGAGACATTTGGTTAATCGGAGCGATAAATGGCAAAACAAACAATCAACATAGGACAAACCGCTAACGATCGCACAGGCGATAACCTAAGGACGGCCTTTAACAAAGTCAACTCAAACTTTAATGAACTGTACAGCACATTGGCAGCTGATGGAACAATATTTGATCCATCAAACGTAGATACACATCTTTTACCTAAGACTAACAATACCTATGATATTGGAAGTCCTACACGCCAATGGCGTAGCATGTACGTGGGTCTTAACACACTCTACATCAACAATGTTCCTATCAGCTTAGATGGTAATGGCAATCTTACAGTAGATGGCGATCCAGTACAAGGTGGCAGCGGCAGCAACTTACAAAGTAACTCTGCCATAGACATTACCGTGGGATCTCATCCACTGGTACAGAGTGTTACAATATTTGCTGCAGACACTTTTGGTCCTGGCGTTTGGCGCCTGTTTGTGTTAGACAGCGATTACCCAACATTGGGCACGACTGTTACAGCAGGTGCTACGGTGAGGACAGCGTGGGGTACACCAGTCACTGCCACAGTACAGACTGTCATACACGACACTGGCGCTGGCTATTGGGTGTTCACTTTTAATCAAAATGTAATCACTGGATTTTCCGATGGACCTAAGACAGCGACATTTGGACCAGGAATCAATACTTGGACATTTGGCACAGACGGAACATTGACATTCCCAGATAACAGCGGAGATGGTTGGCCTATAAACGAACAGCGTTTTGGTATGGGCAATATAGGTGCCTGGTTAGACGGCGAATGGACCATAGGTGAGTTCAGTGGCAACGGCGTCGGCGGCACAGTGGGCATACGCATCGATCCTGCCATAGAAGGCTCTACTGGTATAACTCTACCTGGTTCAGCCAATGCGTCCACACAGCCTGTGCAGATCTACAGCACAGCTGGCAGCGGTATAGGACTTTACACTGGCAACAACTGGCTTTTCAAAGCCAATGGCCAGACTGTGTTGCCTTTCATTTCAGTGGCTCGCGGTGACACTGCCAACGGTACAATCACAGGATATACTCTAAACATAGGTGACGGCCAACAAGAAGCTATTATCACCACACCCGACGCCACCAGTTACAATGCACAACGACTGGTAATCAATCCTGGTAAAGGCCAAGACGGCACCGGCGGTGAAGGTGGCGACATCTACTTATGGGCAGGCCGCGGCGGTGATACCAACGGCAATGGTGGCGATATCAAGATACGTGGCGGCTATGGCCCTGGCGATGGGCAGGGTGGCTATATTCGAGTAGAAGCCGGTGATGTGCAAGGTTCAGGAACACCAGGCTACATTTATCAAAAGGGCGGCGATGTCAACATCGGCACCGGCGGATATATTCAAAGTCAAGGTGGCCAGGGAACAACTGGAGGTTATATCAGCCTCGCTGGCGGCTATGGCACAGACGGACCAGGCGGCGATGTCACTATCACAGGCGGACAATCGGCTGGAGGGCTCAGCTATTATGGCAAAGTTTTGATAAATGCTGGAGCCAGTCAATGGCAGTTTAAGAATGACGGTAAGCTACAGCTACCCTCAGGTGGAGATATCGTCAATAGCGATGGCACAAGTGTGCTAGGTGGCGGTGGCGGTGGCCTATCTTATATCTATAATACCAACCCCAGCAGATATGTGATCACTGCTTATCATCGTGACACTGAAACGGAAGAATACTGGGTAGAAGTACGCGGCTTAGATTTCTTCAATGAAGTCGACGGTCTCGCAGGTCCTAATGTCACGGTGATGGTCAGACTGTTACAGGACGCTCCAGGTGTCTACAGAGCTATATCAGGATCCTTAGATACCACTACCACATATAACACGACTAGGATCAATCTAGCAGATATCGCTGACATAAACTATGTGGGTTCCTACATAACCACTGTGTGTAGATACCTAAATAAATCGCAGATCACAAACGGCGATAACATACAGCTAAGACTAGTAGACAATCGCATAGAGATATCCAACAACACAGGCAGGATCTATGGCGTAGAAAACAGCCTCATCCTTAAAGCAGATCAAGACTTTGCCTGGAGTGAGGATTATGGATTAGAGCTGTACTACAGCTTTGACAACGACACGCATCTAAGACCCCTAAGCAGGAAGAAAGGTGCGGCCTTGGGCTTTGGTTACGGCAGCTATGGATCGCACATAAGAGTAGAAGGCAGCGAAGGACAACAAGGTCAACCCAACAGCGGAGACCGCGTGGTCATCTACTCATCCAGAGAACAGGTATCACACGTTTATACCAATGGACAGGATTTCAGCAATGAAGTGACCTTGACCAGCCCTAACGTGCTGATACCGGGTCTATCACAGAGAAATCAGAGTGAGATAGAAGTCAACATCTTCACAGATCCTAATGGTGAACTGGGAGGTACGCTGTTAGGCCTATCAATAGGCGCCAAGATCGAGTTCACCTACAACAAGGTAGGTGCAGGACGAGCAGATATCATAGGTTATGTCAGCCAAGCATTCCAGACCATAGCACAAGGCGATCCAGAAAATCCATCTAGAGCTAGGATATCTGGAAGGGTCAATAATCAAGTCCCCGCAGACTATGCCAGCATCTGGCAGGTAAACATTCCTGATGCCAATAGTAATCGTAGCGCAGAATGGGTCTTTGGCAACGACGGCAGCTTGCTGTTGCCTAACCATACCAAGATAGGCACCTATGGTATGGGCTGGACTGGCATCACTAACACCACAGATCAACAAAGTCCGATCTCGATAGCCAGCGTTTCCAGCAATGTCAGCAATAGAGGCACAGAGTTATCTTCTATAATGGTCTATGGCAGTGGCCAGAATGATCTCACTGGAGTGGTAGATTTCTACACACACGATTTGCTTAGAAACAATCACTACAACTGGACCTTTACCAGCGATGGCAGGACCAAGTTCCCTGATGACAAGATCAAGTCCGACAACACACACGGCCTCGCGATAGAGACGAACGAAAATCCAACTGCGCCTCCCACACACATAACCATCCTCGGCGCTGACTTCGTCGCGGTGAATCTAACCTACACTCAATCTATCAGCGATCCTAATGCTTGGATTCCCGCTGGTTATAACCCTGCTACCGATCCGTACATACAGTACGATAACGGATATGGGATTTGGGTTCCTGGATTTAATCAAGCACTGTATGTCAACACAGGACCGTTGAACACACCATATGAACAGTGGGACACCAACCCACCATTGGGCAGTATAGCACCTACAGGAACCTATGATTACTCAAATATCTATACCCACACCTGGGAGTTTAAAAACTATGGTATGCTGAGATTCCCCGGCGGTGGCTATCTAAATGTCAAGGCCATTCCGCCCGCACACAGCTATGGTGCCGAGGGAGACCGCATTGGTATGATGGCCTTCGACGGTGATTACATCTATTACTGCGTACAGAACTTTGAAATGCTTAATGTGGTAGGCACTACTGGCAGCAACCACGACCACTTTGATTTCGGCGTCAACTATGGTTTCAACAAAATCAACACTGACATCCTAGGGTGGACTTTGGTGGTTCCAGGTCAGAGCGCATCAGTAACAGTGACAAATGTGGACCAAAACCTAAACAACGGAACACAAACAGGACTGAATTTTAGCAACAACGTAACTTTCACTTTAACCAACACCTTTACATTCGTCAGTCCGGGCGGTGATATCTGGAAGCGTGTGGCTTGGAGTAACGGCTCCTGGTAAATATGTAAAAGAGAGCGCAAACTATGTCTATACAAACAATCAATATCGGTAATGTAGTCAATGATGGTCTAGGTGATGATCTACGCACTGCCTTCCAAAAAGTCAACTCTAACTTTACTGCATTAAACTCCGAGCTAGCGGTTACTGGCCTAAACATAGGAACTACTGGAGTAGGGTTGTTTAAGCAAAAAAATGGATCTAATCTAGAGTTTAAAAATATAGTAGCTGGAAGAAAAGTATCATTAGATGATACACTAACTTCTGTAGTAATCAACAACGATGCCGACGCTGCTCTGACAAGGATCGAAACTAACTCAGGTTATGTACAGGCCACTGATGGAAACAACGGTCGTATCACACTACAAGGCGGTGATGATGTTGATGTCACTTCTCTAGGTACTGTTATTACGGTCAACACCATACTACCTGTTACAAAGATCATGACTACGTTTGATTTCGGTCCTATAGGTTCTTCATTCCAGTACACTGAACAGTTAGCATTAGCGTTTACAAACATCGACTTTGGTACTATAACTAACCCATCCTCTGTAAGTCTAGACCTTGGTTCGATCCAATAAGGAGTAGGCATGGCATTAACTTGGGCCACACCGGCAGGAAGTTTAGGACTACTAACAGAAAGGATAACCATCAGTATTCCTTTGCTAGCTTCTTCTACGACTTCTAATCCTGTAACCTTTAGTCTTATTTCTGGAAAACTTCCCAGAGGTCTTAGATTAAAAAATAATCTCATAGTAGGTAGTCCTTCTGAAGTTAACAAGTTAGCGATCAGTAGATTTGTTATACGTGCTTCTGACGGGGTAGACCTTGAAGATAGAACATTCAGTTTAAGCATTGACGGATCAGATGTACCGTCATGGGTAACCAAAGAAGGATTCTTAAATGTAGGTCCCGATAATGCTTACTTTATTTTAGATAATGCTAAAGTAGATTTTCAACTCGAAGTAACTGACCCAGATACTATAGCTGGTGATGTGTTGAAATATTATCTCGTGCCTACAGGCGGTTCTCTGCCTCCCGGCCTATCTCTAAGTGAAGATGGACGTATATTTGGATTCACTGATCCAGTATTTTCTGTAGAATACAATGCGTTAACTTCGGGAGCATACGACACATATCCCTATGACAATATTCCTTTAGATTTTAGCGATGCTAAGTCAAGAGGCTACGATTCTTATCTCTACGACGATACTATCTACGATTATAGTCTTGTTAGCAGAGATCCTAAGAAACTAAGTAGAATCTATACCTTTGCTATTGCAGTCACTGATGGTATCAATACTGTTACCAGAGTTTTCAAGATATATGTAGTATCCGAAGAGTTCTTAAAAGCAGACAACACACTCCTACAGGTTGACACTAATCTTTTCCAAGCTAGCTCAGACGGACGTAGATTTCCTATATGGATCACTGAAAGCTATCTGGGACGACATAGAGCCAACAACTACCTTACTATATTTTTAGAAGTATATCACCCTAGTTCATTAAACGGTTATATCAGTTACTTCCTAAAAACTAATCCAGGAACTTATAAATCTAAGTACACTGACGAATATTATTATTTCGGACGATGGGAAATATCAGGCAATATGCCACGTTTTCCTTTAGCAGAAAAACAACTTAATAGACTCACACAAGCAGGCGATTGGGATGTTATAACTCCCGAAACAGCATCCGACCTGCCGCCAGGGCTTGAACTAGATCAGATCACTGGTGAGATAGCTGGCCGCATTCCGTACCAGGCAAGAGTGACAAGAAGCTTCAAGTTCAC